GCCGTAATTGCTCCTCTACCAACTCCTCCGGTTCGTATCTCACAACCCTATCCCACAACACCCCATTACGTCCGCTCTCGCAAAACGCACACGCCATTGGGCAACCCCGCGACGTGAACATTGTCGTTGTTGGGTACTTGAGGCCTAACTGGTCTTCCAGTTCAGCATGATAGCGATGACTCCATCGACGCACTGGCGGCAACACTCTGAGCATGGAGTCGGGTTCGACCTGGGTGCCCAGATAGAGCGTTGTCTTGGGCCTCCGTGCCGCTGTTGCGACTACGTCCGCGATCAGTATCGGCTGATCAGCTTCTCCGGACACGATCAAGTCGAACCCGAGCCCCATGCATTCTACCGGTCGAGCCCAGGGGGCAGCTCCTCCCAGTACGCTGGCGGTGTGCTGCCACCCTGAGACCGTTGCGCCGATCTTCCGAATCTCCGCCATTTGGGGAGAGGTCCCCGACACCCAAAGCTGGTCGTAGTCACCATCCTGCGGCAGTTTGTCGACACTCAAGTCATAGAAGTCGCAGTGATGCCCTAGAGCCTCGAGCTGGGCAGCTAGATACCATAGCCCGAGCGGTGGGTAGACCATCGGGTCTATCAGGAACGTGCTCTTCGGGAAGACCAGCGCAATGTTCATTGCTCAACTCCACCCGGGGATGTGCGGGCGTTTCCGCATCGGTACGACCCCCTTCTCGTTCCGACCTCGTTGCGACTTCCCGGGCAGTTTGGGTGGCGGAGGACGCCTAACGCCCTTTGGGTTGTTTGCCACGCTTACCTCCCTTCACTGGTTTGACTTCCGGCTCACCAGGGAACCGGATCGGCGTCAGCTCTGGTGGACCGTACGAGTCCACCGATGGTACTCCCCGTATTGGCTTGTGGGGAGTTGGGGCGGGAGGGGGCGGTATCTTAGCCACGTTTCTTCCCTCGCTTCCTCCGGACATGTCCAGGCAACTTCTTGCCCTTCGGCGTATGGCGTGACCAACGCTTCGCCATCTTGGGATGCGTCTTGTACATCCAACGCCGTTGGGCCTTACTCTTGAATGGCATCTATCTCTTCCCGTCTAGGTGCTCGATTGTCTTGCCCAGCGCAGTGATCTCCTGGGCGAGTCTGTCAAGCGTCTTGCGCCACTCGGTCATGCAGACGGCCAAGAACTTTGTGAAGTCGCGAGTCAAGATGACAGCAAAGGCCGCGAACACGCCTGCGACTCCCGCATTGATGAGTAGGTTCAGTGTTCCGTCAGGCATTCGGTTAGCTCCTGTTCCCACCGCTTCGCGATCGCGAGCCACGTGTAGTCCGGGTTGACTTTGGACACGCGTACCTGATCGGACAGGAGTTCTTTGACGATGGTATCGATCCACACTCCATCGTCGATTGGAAGCGGCAGGACCTTGACCCCCGGCGCATCCGCCCATAGCTCTTTCAGTGCATCTGCGTTGGAGGTGATCAGCGAACACCCGGCAGTAACAGCCTCGAGGCACGTCATACTAAAGCCCTCAGTAGGCTGTACCGGATCGCAAGGGTACACCATCACTGCACTCTTCAACTGCTCGATCGCCAACTGCCTCTGGCCGATCCCGCCGTGGAACGTCACGCGCGTGAGACCGTTCTGCCGCGCCTGTTCGACCAAGCGTGCGCGCTCCTTTACTTCGGCCGTTCCGCCAAGCTCAACCATCTTGAGCCAGTTGGTGATCTCATAGAACACGTTCAGTTCGGCATCCGGCACCTTCTCGAGAACTTGGGGCCAGATACGCAACAGATGGTGTAGCCCACGATCGGGCGACGACGAGTAGATCACGCGGTGCGGTTCTCGAGGTACCTCGGCCACGTACCGAAGAGGATCGATTCCGTTCGTGATCCTCGCCCGACACTTCTTGCGAGACATCTCTGGGTACATCGCGCAGAAGCGGTCCACATGCCATTCGGACGGATGCATGTAGAGATCGACGGCGTGGTCAAAGACGCCCACCATGGCGTTATTGAGTTGGAACGCCAACACTCGCATCCGTGCACGATCGGCGAAGCGGAACGCGTCGGAGTTGTCCCAGGAGATCAGGGCGTCATGCTCCAGCGTCGTAACAAGCGGGACAAAACTGCTCATAGGCAGGTAGTCGACGCCGTCGTACTTTGCGGGGTACGCCACGTTGTAGAAAGCGATCACCTCGTGGCCCAACCGAGCCAGGCTTCGCGAAACCTGGATCATTGCTGTTTCCCCGCCCCCGATCTGCCTATCGCCCGTATCCAGATCTGTCGGGAGGAACTGGCCCCAGTACCCGTATCCACTGACAACTAGGAGTCTCATTGGCGTCTCTCCAGGCAGATAAGCCAGTTATACCACCTGTGGCCTTCGTGCGTAGCTTCGTAGGCCTTGACGAACTCCTTCGTGTGGAAGCCCACCAACTCTACGCCGTTCACAATCTTGTCGATGTCGGCGTCGACGAACTGCCACACATGCACTAGGTGCGTCTCCGCGTCGTCGTCGTAGCCTATCCGCTTCGGGAAGACCTTCACTTGGTAGTCCTGGCGATCTGCGTAGCCGAGTTCACGCGAAACGCGATCTCCGAGCTCATGGCCACCTTGGATATGCTGGCCCGGTCCGGGTAGCCGCCACTCTTCGAAGATGGTCATCACGAGCAGTCTACGAGTCACGCGGGCCGCTTCAAGTGTTGCGTTGAAGGGGTTGCGGAGGTGCTCATGGATGTCGCCCATGATAACCACATCATACGACTGGTCTGGGAAGGGCAGGTAGTGTGCATCGCCCTGAGTGAAGAACTTGTGAGTGTAGGACCAATCGTCGATATCGAAGTGCATGGCCTTGTCACCGAACTTCAGCGGATCGTCTGCAGCACCGATGTTCAGCACACTCGGCTGCCCATCAATGGTGAGCTCCGCTTGCTCGAAGTACTTCCACTGGAACGTCATTCGTGGCGAGCCTGGATTACTGTTTGGGGACATCGGCCACCGCCTTCCCCGCCTTCACCAACTCGATCAGGGCCAGCCACTCGTCCGCTACGTGATCCCAATCGCGTGTCGCTGCGAACTCCAAGCCTGCTTGGGACTCCTTCTCCCACTTGGACTTGTTTCGAAGCTGAGACACTGCGTTCAAGATGTCCCAACTGAGTACACCTCCATGAACTGTTTCGGGTAGTGCACCGTACGGGACGCTGATCACTGGCGTACCGGCTGCTTGGGCTTCCAAGGCGGCGATACAGTACGTCTCGGGCCAGTACGTCGGGTAGTACCACGCCCATGCCTCGCGGAGTACTTTGGCGAGCCCCGCCTTGTTTAGCGGCTCGTGGATGAACACATGCTCTTGATGCTCCGGCAGAGGCATAAAGGGCGCCTCCTGTGATGCATCCCAACCGTACACCGCTGCGCGTCCATATACGTGCAACTCTAGATCAGGCCATCGCTTGCGGATCTCCTGGAAGATCCTACACGCGAGTGCCAACCCACGATCCGGATTCGAGGTCCATACGAGCACGTTCTCGTTCCGGGGAATCTGGGGTCCATAGAACAGCGACGTATCTACGCCGTTCCCTATGAACGCCGCCCACTCATCGCTGATCCCCCACGTGGCACGGTGGAACCGAGACAGGAACACCACCCGGTCAACCGGGATCTGGATGTTGTCGACGTGTGGCAGGTCGTGAGTCCAGAAGAACCTGGTTGTCGACTTCCAAGGCTCGTTCAGGATCTCGAGCCACCGGGACGAAATGAGCACGTCCCAGTCTGCTAGAAGCAGATTCGGGATCCCAACTTGGTTGTGGTACGACACCCCGTCGAAGACTCCCGGTGTCCCATGTGTGGCTACAACAACTACGTGGCCCCTACGGACGAACGATCTCGCGAGGTACGCTACGGCAGATTCGGAACCACCGAGCGCCTCTTGGTGCATTGTAGCGCCGTTCCAAGGCTTGCCAGAAGGCACAGGAAGCATCAGGATGTTCATTTCGGAGCCTCCACTGGGACTGGGTTTCCCTTCAGGTCCAAGCGAACGTACATGTTGTTGTCCTTTAGGTACTTGAAGTGCTGCTCATTGATCGGTGTTGAGCCCATGTGGTCACACTTCACCTGTACGTTCAAGAAGGACATGAACCCTGCATCCCGCGCCTTCTCACAGAAGTAGAAGTCCTCTCCCTTTTGGTCTAGGAACTCGAACCACGGCGACAGCGAAGTCACGTATGTGAGCAACCATTCTAACCCACGGCGTGCCTGCCCGTCGTTACGTAGTTTGTAGAGCAACTCCTCCTTGGACTCCTCTAGACGCGTCTTGTGGTTCAGGCGCATCTTCTCGAACACGTCCCTGCGTACACACAAACACCCTGCACCGACAGCATCGACGATCATGAGCCCCTCTTCCGGGTAGTCGAAGAGCGGCTCGTACATACCCTCTTCGCCCGGCCGACTGGAGAGCTTATATGCCTGTGGAGTGTACGGGAGGTGTCGGTTGAAGTAGAGACCCGACACAATCCCGTATTCCTTGGCTTGATCGATAAGCACCCCAGCATTCTCTGGGATCATAACGTCGTTGTCGATGAACCACAGAACCTCGACCTCTGGCAACCGGGTCAGAACCTCCGCAACGAGAACGTTGCGGGCCTTCCCGATGATCATTAGGTCGATCTCCATGTGGTAGAACAGGTGCTGCAACATGGTGTTTTGCATCGCCAGAATACGACGGTAGTACTCTGGGTGCACTGTACCACCATGAGGCGTACAAACTGCAACGTGGGTCATCAGCCTGCCCTTGTCGAGGGGGGTGCTCCAATCGGCACCCCCCTCGGCCCCGAAGACTTACCGGATGGCGATCTGTTGCACGTTCTGGCCGGG